TGACTGCATCACCTTGATTTTTGGTTGATTTAGTTATTTTATCCATGCCTACTTCTATAGTTTCCAAAGGAACATTCATATAAGCTTGATCAAGTTCTGTTATCATTTTTGTTAACGTTTCTATTTCCTTTGTTTGTGCATCTCTTATCAAAGGATTTGAAATATTAAATTGATCTAATGCCTTTTGACCCAAATCGATTTGGTTCTTCATTTCTGATCTAAGTTTTTCATAGGATTCTTTTACTGCGTCAAACCCTTTTACTCCATTATTCGAAAACAGTTCAAATTGGTCTGTGATAACATCAAGTTCTGCTCTAAAATCTTCAATACCTTTTTCTTTTTTAAACATATTGAACATTTTTTCTAATGCTCCTGTCGTTTCCGCTATTGCAACACCCAAACCTAATATAAGACCTATTATTGTAGTTTTTGAAACCCTGTCGAAAGCGATCATTGCGATTCGGACTCTACTTATTGCTAATGCTAACCCAATAAATGCTTTCGATATTTTGAAAACAACAACACCCATTCCGATTGCTTTAATGGTTTCAAAATTTTCAGCCAAGAATTTAAAGCCTTTACCTACTGCTATGACAGCGGTTGATAAACCTTTACCAATAGCTTTTGCTACTTTGTCTATTGTTTCTTCATTGTCTTGTAAGGCTTTGTCTAAAGCACCAAACTCTTGTTTTAGTCCTATTAAGAATTGCTCTGCCACCACTTTTTGAAAATTAAATAGTTTATCGCCAAGCATTGAGAGTGTACCTGTTAAGGTTTTAGCTAAGTCATCTGTAGCACTTGCAAACCTTCCCCCTTGTCCAAACACTCTTTCAAAAGCTTCGGCTGTTTCTTCTGCGGTTACTGTAGCACCTGCCTTGAACCCTAATAAATCTCTAACACCTCTTTCTCTAAATATATCCGCACTTGCGATACCTGCCGATAGTGAACGTTGTATCTGCTCCGCAGTAGTTTGAAAGTCTAATCCTGTAACACTTGCAACGTTTCCTGTTATTTCTAAAACCCTAGATAGTTCTTCTGCATCTTTAGCAACAACAGCTAGATTCCCTGCACCTGCTTGTATTTGCTCTAGGCTAAAAGGTACTTTAGACGCAAACTTTGACATAACATCAAACGCTTTTGCACCTTCTTCAACGCTACCGAATAAAAATTTTAGCCTGATTTGTAATGATTCAACTTGCCTCCCAACATCAACGAATGATTTAAGTGTTACCCCTGCACCTATAGCAACCAGAGCATTTTTTAAATTAAATACAGAGTTTTTGAGTCTATCTACCCCACCTGTGGCTGACCGCATAGCTTGTCGGGTTTTATCCTTCGCTATGATGTCTATATTTACTTGTTTTGTTGCCACTATTTACTTGCCTTTGCTAGTCGGTGTTGTCGTTCTCTTTCTTCATGTTGAATTTGAAAGTAGGCAATCCACATATTAAACTCCTCAACAGACATTTGCAAGATTTCGGAAACTGTTTTGTGAAGCTTTTCGGCTAAACCAAAGATGTTATGTAGTTCTGCATCATTCTTTAGTTTTTTTTATAATCCTCAATATCTTCATTACCAGTACCCATAATCTTTGTGGCAACGTCTGCAATTACATTTGTGTCAGCTTTTGTTTTGAAAGCTAGAATGTGCTGTGCGTTAAACATCTTTTCGCCATCTTTCGTTAACGCTTTTTCGATAATAACGTCAATGAGTACAAGCAAATCAGTATTCGTAGCACCCTTAAATATCTTTTGTTTCTCAAGCATATTGAAAGGCTTGGTATGAATAGCTTTATCGCCTGTCAAACCCCACTCTGGAACTTCAATAATCTGTGTGTCTAGCTGACTAAAATGGTCACGAATACCATCAAAGTAATCAATCTTTTGATCTGACATTTTAGACAGTTCCGATGGTCAACCCACCATTACCTTGTCCAGATACAGTTCTAGTTGTCACACCATCTAAGGTAACACCAACAGACATTCCAGTGACTATTCCACTACCAGAAAACTTTCTATCTCCAGAAGCATTACCCTCTGGCAAGAACGCAAACGTGAGTTCTGAACCTTGCACCAAAGTTGTTTGACCAGAATCTGTTTCATCAAAGTTCATATCAATAGTAAAAGTATAAGTACCTCTACCAACTAAATAGGATTTCATAGAACTACCTAATGCTGTATCCTCAACAACATCGTGCGTAGTATCTACTGTGAACCCTGTAGCATTACCTAACGTAGTACCACCAATAGTTACAACTCCTTCTTTTCCGTGATGTGTAGCCATTTATTTACTCCTTTTCTTCTTTAGGTTTTTCGGCTTTTTTCGAAACCGCCTTTTCTTCATGTATCTTATAACCATTTTTTTCAAAATGCTCTACATGATCTTCGACACATTTTATTATACTTTCGCCTTTTTTCATAGTCACATTTTTAGCCATTATGCACTCCCTCTTGTAAATTCATATAGAACCCTAGCTGTTATTCGTACACCACCATAAGGATATATTGTACCCTCGTCCGTAGATGCTTCAATAATCTGGGTATCAATAGCATTACCATTTCTAGTTATATCATTATCTAAAGTTTCTTCAACAACTTCTATTATCTGGTTGCGTACTGTGTCTATATTGGTATTTGTACCCTTGCCAAAAGCCACAATGAGAAAGTCTATCGTTCCCCTATAAGACCCTGCACCTGTATCACCAATACTAGATACTTCCCTTGTCTCGTCACCAGACTGAATAAACATAGCAGGAAATTGAGCATCACTTAGTTCTTCTACCTCAAAGGGTTCTCTTGTAATCTTTTTGAACTCAATAGGACTTGTGACCGCATCTAGCTTTGTAATTATGTCACTTGCTATATTTTCTCTTTTGCTCATAATCGCATTTCTTTGAAATAAAAACTTGCAAACTCTGCTTTTAACTTATCTTCTTCTTTATTGCCTATAGCAAAGAATGGTCTTGTAATACGTCTTTTACCTACCCCGAATGTGTCGTGATAACTGGCTATCTTTGCTCTTTCCATGTTTGAGAAGAATAATGTGCTTTTCATACCGCTTGTTTTGAAGTCTAAGCTACGAAACATCTTGCCTGTGTCCGTTAGGTCTACGAAACCTGTTTGTCTACCCCTCTTTTTACGGCTTCTTACTGTGCCTTTAGCGTATGCCCTCATTTGACCGCCATCGGGAAGCTTACCCGACTGTGTACGCTTGGTAATCATTAGAACCGCCATATTAGAAACCCTATTGAGTGATTTCTGTATGACCGCCTTTTGTTTCCTACCTATATTCTTCAATAGGTTTGTAACAGCAATCGAATTAACGTCAACTTTTACATCAACTGCCATTAGCGTACTAATCTCAAATAATGAATGGCTTCTTTCTCTGAGTCGGATACTGTACCACCGCCATCTTCATCATACTCAACACCATCCCTAAGAATAGCTTGAAATTCCTCATCGTACCTATCTCTATAGAAATCTATCTGCACTTGAAAGGTATCTTTGCCCTCGCCTGTGTCGGGGTCACGCCATTTGGTCAATTGTGGGTATATGTATTTCCATAGGGTCAGATAAACAACCGATTGTATCCATTGTGAGTTTGTCAACTTGCTATTGGTCATTTCTACCGATGTTACTTTTGTTATGTCCTTATAGCGTACTGTGTGCCTGTATCTTTCCCACCATTCTTCTCTTATGCGTCTTAAAACATCGTTTTCCGCAAACTGCATTTGATTTTCAAAATCCGTAATCCCAAACCCTAATATATCTGGTTGTATCTTTTGCAAATCACTATGAGCAACACTAAATAGAGTGGTAGCCATTATTCAGCTTTCTTTGTTGTTTTCTTAGGCTTTGGTGCTTCTTCTATTACTGGCTTTGGCTCTACTTTCGGTTTACCTTCGTCAAGCTTCCAACCTCGTATACCCCAAATCTTAGTATTGTTTTCATAATCGACTTTAGGTCTTTCGATTACCCTATCGCCTTTTACAAGCTTTACCATTTCCATGATTCTAATCCCTTAAAAAAAGGGGGTAGTTTCCCACCCCCATAGTTTTTATGTAGCTAGTGTGTCGGCAGTCAACTTAACTCCATAACTATCATGGATTTCACTAACTCCATAAACGGCAGTAGCAACAATTTCATCTGCTCTTAATGAAGCATCTCTTTGTGTTTCAAGCTTTAGGTCTTGCATCATTGCTAACGCTAGAGCGTCTTGAGAGAATACACCACCGATAGAGTCATCAGAACCATCTACAGAAATATTTGAAGATTCAAAGATTTGAACCCCTGCAATAGTTCCTACAAAACCGCTTCTCATGGCTTCGTTTGACAATTCGGTATCTCTACCCACAAAGGTGTTTGTCAAAGACTTCTTGACGTTAAATATCTGCTTTGGGTGAAAAACTCCGTAATATGGCGCAGGTGCGTTCGCTGTTCTTAGTTCTGCACTTGCTTCAAAGATATCTTGCACTGTGAGTTCTTGACCTGCTCCACCTGCTTTTTCTGTAGAAAAGCCTGTGAATAATGCTGACAGGTCTGCATCCACTTTT